ATGAAGTTCAAGATGACTTTCATTTAGCTACAGTAGACATTGTTAGTGACCCTTCAGCCCCTGAAGCATTTGTACAAGGCATTATGGAAGGTGCTGAATGGGTGTTAGCCAATGGTGTGTGGAAACCAGTACAAATAGAACAAGCACAACAATTAATTAAAAAAACCCCGCAACGTGACTTGAATGAAGTAAAACTACAGTTATTTGAAAAGTTTCTTAACAATATCAAATAATAAGTTTATATAAATATTAACGTTACATTAAATTACTCGTAGGAGAACAGGATGTCAGTTGAAGCAAAAATACAAGAGCTGCTTAGCCGCACAGGCTCTGCTCAACAAATAAATGAGGAGCAAGAAGATCTAGCTGCTGCAGGTATAGCTGATACTGGCTCTAAAGCTGCTGCAAAAATGAGTAAAGATACTTCTAAGTCTGCCAAGGCTGCTACCGCTGGTGATACAACCCAACCAAGACAAGGTTCGTCGAAAGATGCCCCTCATGCAACTTGGGATGAGGATGACGAAAACCAAGGTGCTAAAGCTGCTGCACCTGTATCTAAAGATAACACTCTTCCCAAGTCAAAGGGTGATGCTAAATCAGCTAAAGTTCCTGCTATGGAGCAGACTCAAGAAGAGGGTGATGTAGTAGCTGAAGAACAACAAGAGGACATTGCTACACAGATTAAATCTATTTTTGGTAACTAACTTTCTGAAGAATTTACCCAGCGTGCTGCATCTATTTTTGAGGCAGCTGTTATTGCCCGTGTAAACTCGGAAATGGAAAAAGTAGTTGCTCGTCTTGAAGAACAAGCAGCTACTCAATTAGAAGAGTTTAAAGAAGGTCTAATTGAAAAAGTAGACAACTATCTCAACTACGTAGTTGAGCAATGGATGGAAGAAAATCAAGTAGCTGTTGAACAAGGTCTAAGAACCGAAGTCACTGAAGACTTTATTTCTGGTTTGAAGTCATTGTTCCAAGAGCACTATATTGAGGTTCCAGAAGACAAGTATGATGTAATGCATGAACTGCAAGCTACTTCTGAATCTCTACAAACCAAACTGGATGAAAGCATCTCTGTAGCTATTGAGCTTTCGAAAGAATTGGAAGATTTAAAACGAGAAAAAATACTTGAAGAACAAACTAAAACTCTAGCAGATACAGAAGTTGAAAAGCTAAGAAAATTAGTTGAGGGCGTAAACTTTGAGTCAGAAGACTTGTATCGTGAAAAAGTAGCTGTCATTATCGAAAATTATTTCCCTAAAACAGCATCTAAATCACCTGAGCAAGTTCTAATTGAGGAAAGTGGTACAACACCTACCTTTGAAAATTATGATGATCCGATGGATCGATATGCTAGTTCCATCACCAGATCGCTAAAAGCCCGATAATATAACTTAACAAACACAAGGAGAAGGTAATGTACCTATCGGAACAGATTCAACAGAAGTGGGGCAAGATTCTTAATCATGCCGAGCTTCCTGAAATTAAAGATTCTTACAGAAAAACAGTTACTGCTATTCTGCTAGAGAATCAGGAAAAAGCTCTACGTGAAGAGCGTAACATGCTGTCAGAACTTGCCCCAGCAAACTCTATCGGTGATGGAACTACCGGTATTGCAAAGTATGATCCTATTCTTATCGGTCTAGTTCGCCGTGCTATGCCTAACCTTATGGCATATGATATTTGCGGTGTTCAGCCTATGACTGGTCCTACTGGTCTTATTTTTGCCATGCGTTCAGTATATGGTAATACACGTGCAGCTGCAAGTTTAGAAGAAGCACTTTATAACGAAGCAAACACTCAGTTTTCTTCTTCATCCTTTACATCAGCTCTGGCAAGTTCTGGTACCCCTAAGAATGGTACCCATACTGGTTCTAACCCAGTAGATGGAACTTATACCCGTGGTGGTGGTATGACTACAGCAGAAGCTGAAGCACTTGGTGATGCTTCTACTAATGCATTTGGTCAAATGGCATTTACCATTGATAAGACTACCGTTACTGCTCGTAGCCGTGCTCTTAAAGCTGAATACACCTTAGAGCTTGCACAAGATCTTAAAGCAGTTCATGGTCTTGATGCAGAGTCTGAGCTTTCAAACATCCTGTCTCAGGAAATTATGTTTGAAATTAACCGTGAAGTTATTCGTACGATTTATTCTGTTGCTAAGCCTGGTTCTCCTGCTACTGCAACCGCAGGTACCTTTAACCTAGATGTTGACTCCAATGGTCGTTGGTCTGTAGAACGCTTCAAGGGTCTGTTGTTTAACATCGAGCGTGATGCTAACCATATTGCACAAGATACACGTCGCGGCAAAGGTAACTTTATTGTTTGCTCGGCAGACGTTGCTTCTGCACTAGCTATGGCCGGTGTTCTTGACTATACTCCTGCTCTTTCAACTAACCTTACCGTAGATGATACTGGTAATACATTTGCTGGTGTTCTAAATGGTCGTTATCGTGTATACATCGACCCATATTCTGCTAACCTAGGTGCTGCAAGTCAGTTCTATGTAGCTGGATACAAAGGTTCTAGTCCATATGACGCAGGTATTTTCTACTGCCCATACGTTCCTCTTCAAATGGTTCGTGCAGTTGATCCAGATAGCTTCCAGCCAAAGATTGGCTTTAAGACCCGTTATGGAATGATTGCTAACCCATATGTAACCACCAGTTCAAGCAGTGCTGTTGCTGATGCTGATACATTCACAGCAAACCGCAATCAGTACTATCGCCGTACAAAGGTTACCAACCTGATGTAAACCGACGAAGATCGGTCTTGGAGGGAGCTTAGCTCCCTCTTTTTTTTGTGAGATAAATATAGAAAAGGAAGGACATGTACACCCCTAATCTATCATCTATTATAAGTAATGTCTCTAGTTAACCAAC